AACTTGTTAAACTCTAAAACAGACATAGACAAATGCGCAAAGCGCCTATATATATCTTTTTCTTTATCATTATCTTTATCACTATCTCTATCAGTTATGTTTGTTATAGGTTTATAACACTTGTTATCTTTGTTATCTTTTGCCCAACGTTTTGCCATTCCTTTTTTACCAGCTTCACTTCTTTTTTTACAAGTAGATTCGTATTTACGTAAGTCACGCTTTAGACTTTGTTTTATAGGTTCAAAACATAAGTCTGTTATTATGTCTTCGGTTTCTGGGTTTAAGTCGTTTACGTACTCTAAAACGTGCTTAAACAACTTACCAGCTTGTTCATCGTTTAACTTCTTTACCGTATGCAGTAAGTCGCAGTAAAGTAAAAAGCTTTTCTTATTGTCTGCCATAAATTATTGTAAAAAAAAAGTGCAGCGCTTTCGGTGGGTAGGAACACTTACTAACGCAACACTTAAAAATTTTGATTGTCCTACCAACATTGCAAAGTTAATTAAATTCCGTACATACCATTATCTAAACGTCTTTTTATTATGTTTAAGTCAGCTATTGTAGTAGCTTTTCTTACGTCTTTTTCTAAATTGTAACGTTCTTTCGGTACAGGTATTTCACCGAATATTTGTTCGTATTCTTCTATGTCTACTTTTAGCATTGCATCTTTAGACTTTGTTAAGTCGTTGTAACGTTTTATGCCGTGTATAATCGTAGCGTGATTTCTATTAAAAAACGAACCTATCTTTTGAAAGTTCATTCCGTGTTTACGCATAATAGTATACATATACATACGTTTGTTTATTAAAGGTGAAAAACGTTCTTTACTGGCAAGTCCGTCTTTTTCTATTACCTCTTTAATCAAGTCCTCCATATATCCAAGTTATAACTGCACAATAAATTATTTCTATTAGTCGCATATTTCTACTTTAATTATTAAGCCTTTCCACAAGTTAAAGGCGTTTATTGCATCGTGTCTATTGTATGCCTTTATGTATTTAATTGCATAGCTTACAGGTGCGCTTGTGTCGCTTCCTTTGTAAGTCTTGTAAGTAATTCTATAAGTGTTTAACATTTCTTCACGTTTTAGTAAATAGTCAAAGTATAGACTATCGTTAAAATTATCCCAAAATTCAAGTTTAAATGGTTCTATCATATTATTTGTTTTGGTTTAGTTCTTTAATCTTTTTCCTTACTTGATATTCTTTTTCAAGTAAATTATCATACATAGTGCTATCGCACCACGGGTTGTTTTGTAATTCCATTATAGACTCTAATACTTTTTTAAAATCTTGTAATGTTTTTGGCGGTTCTATTATAGGCATTTTCTTTGTTTTAATTATTTGTCTTCGTTTAAAATTCGTTCAAGTTCTGAACATATATCTTCTTTCGAATAGTATAAAATGCCTTCACATTCTAAAGTATCTATTCTTACAAAAGTTGTAGTTTCTTGATGTTCTTCGTATTGTATCGTGTCAGTAAAACTATTGAAGCTTACCGCTTCTTCTATCCAGTACGTTTCTTGTTCTATGCAAACACGAAATGAAGTATCGTGTATTCCAAATTCTACAATATCGTCTTCAATGTTGAATATATCTATTTCTCCTCTCATTATCCAAAAATTAAAAGTGTGTAATAAAACATAACTATTAAGCTGCATACGCATAAAGCGCCAAGTATTGTGTCTTTCATATCTATTTATTTATAATATTTATTTACTATCTCTAATGCTTGGAAATAATATTGGTCATAATCGTCTTGGTGGTCGTCAATATGAGATTCTCCAAAAGCAAAAATATAAGCTAACACCATTTCACGAAATATGTTTATATTCATTTTTTTTATTATTCCTTTATTTAAATAAAACTCTTGCATTATACAGGCTAATGCGACATTTTTAGTTACAGGTACTAATACTTTCATATCTATTTATTTAAGTGTTTTTAGTTGTTTAGTAAATCGTTCATTTAATCTGTCAATGCACTTTTCCCATATTTCTATGTTATGCGTGTTTTTGTTGCGTATAGATTCAAACTCTAATCCAGCGCCAAAGTGATTCGACCATACCGCATCGTTTACTCTTTCATAAAAGCTAAACTTTGCTTCTTCAATCTCTAATAAAATCTTTAATTTTTCTGTCCTATTCATTTTTTAAGTGTTAATTGTGTATACAAATATAACAACTCTTACGAATTATGAACAATAAAAGTTACGTTTTTAACAAAAAAGTTTTAGAAAAGGTGTGTAAGTCTTGCTACTTGTCCGTTTTCACGGTGGTGTATAAAGCCTTCTACTGCAGCTAATGAAAGATAGCCTTTCCTGTGATGCCAACTGTCGCTTGACGAAGGTGAACGCAAAGATTCCACGGTTACACCTATATAGTCTTTACTTGTTTTGTGGTGTACGTGGTGCGTGTAAACATATCTGTGTTTAGTTTCTGACCATTCTATTGGAAATTCCGTAGCCATAAGCAAAGGCAAGTCTTGGTGCTTTGCGCCGTCGCCGTGTGTAGTTCCTATAAGATTGCTTCCGAAAGAATACGCTTTACGGTGTGCTATTGAACAGTCAAAAGTTATTTCTTTGTTGTTTCTAAAGTACGTTTGTATAACGTCTGCTAAAAAAAAACCGCTTTGGTAGTCGTGGTTACTTGGATTAAAAGTAAAGTGTACAGGTGCTATTGCAATCAGTTGTAAAAGTATATCAACATAAAGTTGTTTAGCTATTAAGAAATTACTGTACCATTGACCGTCTGTATCTTGTGGCGTTCCGCTGGTAGTAGTTCGGTGGGGTGTGTCTATGTGTAGAATATCGTTACCACCGATAAATAAAATTTTGTCAATAGGAAAGCCTTGTGCTTTGTTCAAAATGCCTTGCACGCCTTCTTTTACACGTTTAACGGCAATTTGATTGTTGTAGTCTTCGCCTGTTTCGAATGAATCTGCAAGTTTGCCTATGTGAATGTCTGCTGGGTCAATTACTAATAAATAGTCTTTCTTTTCTTTGGTTCGTTTTAACGTTGGGTATTTAGGCGCAAATTGCTTTAAGTCTTCTATAAGCTTTTTACTTAATTCTTCAATCTGCTTTTGTGATTCGTCTTTATGTAAAGGATTCTTAAAGAATAAACTAGCATCTTTTGTTTTAAGCCAACCGTGTTTAACGCTTTCAACGTCTACACCAGCCTGTTCTGCTGCTGCCTTAACGCCTCTGTATTGAAATATTAACTGTTGTTCGTCTTCTGTTAGTCTATATCTTTTGTTCATAAGAATTTTTTAACTAATTGCATAACTGCCAAAACAAGAACGATAAGAAAAACCCATAGTAAGTAGTTAGGTTGTTTACTTGCTTTTGCTTTCTGTACTTCTACTCTAGTTTCAAATCTTATAGTATCTCTATGTATCTTGTATTCTATTCGTGTTTCTAACCTTGTCTTCGGCACAAATACATTCTCATAGTGTACTATAGTGTCCTTACTACTAAAGTATTTTTCGTATACAATAGTGTCGTGAACAACAATAGGCACAGAGTCAATAGTTGCTATTCTAATTGTATCACTTGAAATAAGCGGTTTTAAGCCTTTCTTTAGTGCCTTTTGGTAGTGATAGTTAGCCGAACAAGAAAACAGCGTTAGAACGCAAATAACACTATAAATTCGCATATTCTTCTTGTACGTTAAAACTTGGACAAGCTTTATTTGCAAATTCGTTGTGTCCGTGAATCGTCATATCTTTATTATACTTATAAATTAATTCGTGCATAAGTTTTATAAGTGAATCTTTCTGTGCTTGTGTTCGTGTATCTTTAGCTTTCTTCATATCTTTCGACATACCACCAACGTAACATAGACCGATGCTGCCTTTATTTTGTTTAGAACAATGAGCGCCTTGTTTGTTTATTGGTCTGCCTTCTTCTATTGTTCCGTCTATATGTATTAAGTAGTGGTAGCCTATGTCGTTAAAACCTCTTTTTAAGTGCCACCTTCTAATGTCTGCAACATCGTGTTCACGACCTTCTGGTGTAGCCGTACAATGAATTATAATCTTATTTATCTTTCGCATTTATGTCTTTAAAGTCTTGCGTAACTTCTTTTGCTCTTCTGAACAAGTTTTTTAGTGAAGTCCATAAATCAATACCTTTGACCGCTTTTATATTTTCGTTCAAAGAAATTACTTCAATACTTACTAAAACTAAAGCAAGTATTTTAGTTATAAGCAGCTCAACAGAAAAAAATGTTAACACTATATCGTTGATAATAAAATAGTCTATTAAGTAAAATAACATTACGGTAACTTCATACAAAAGTATTTTAGAAATTACTGCACTTAATTTTCTTGACGTTATTGGCGTTCCAAGTTTTTTAGATTTCCAAACGCCTGTAATCGTGTCAACAATTACAGAAACACCGATAAGAATAAGTATGCCAGATATAGGCAAAAAGAAGCTGCTAACAATAGCGAATAATTGCATTGAATATAGTTTTAGTTTAGTTGTTAGCAAAAGTAACTGTGTTTTCATTGTTCAAGTTGTTCTGTAAGTTGGTAGGTTAGGTAAATTGCAAGAAAGCACCCAATAGCTTTTACGTGAAAAGTATTATCGTAGAACATTCCAAAGGCTGCAATGTAGCCAAACACGAAATATAATATTTCTAAAACTTTTGTGTGCATTATTCTACAGGTATAGGTTCAGACCATTCAGAAGTAGCCATAAGCGCTAAAGCTTCATCGTGTGTTAAAGTTTGCAAAGGTACAACCGTACCGTCTGCTATAAAAGTAGGTTCGGTATTCCACTTTAAAACGAATTGTGTTTCGTCTAAACTTTTTCTAATCGTGTTTTCGTCAGTTTCGCCTACTTGACTGAAGTCGATGTTTCCTAAATCTGCAATGTTTATTATTGCGTATGTGTCTGCTATTCTTGTACTCATTTTTTTATTCGTTTTTATGTTGGCACATCTGTGCTAAAAGTTGTAAAGTTTGTCATTGTTCCATCATTGCCACCACTTCCATTGTCACTTAAAATCGGAGCCGTATCACCATCTCCACATCTCCACCAAGATAAAGGTGAAAGACTACTTATGTCATTAGGTTCACCTCCGTTGTATATTGATGCTACGTTAGAACTTTGGTCAGAATTCCATACTGCAACTTCGTCTATGTTGCCTTCAAACCTCCAAGCACTACCACCACTTGTTGCGCCAATAGTTGCTTCTGCCGAAGATGTGCTTCTAATTCCTGTGCTTGATGCAGTTGCAGTAAAAGGCGATGCGCCGTCTACATATAACTTTAAACCATCTGTGTTTGTTGTGCCGTCATAAGTTGCCAATAAGTGATGCCAATTTCCGTCATTTGGCGTTAATCCACTACTTGAGACAATGTTAAAACTTCCGTTGGTATTGTACACATAAAATTGCCAATTATTCGTACCTGTGCCTCTCCAACTTAGAGCCCAATTTCGCGCAGTTCCGCTTGTTGTATCTTCATTTAAAATCATTTGAATATTAGTACCTCCGCCACCTGTGTTTGTTGTTGGTATTTTAACCCAAGCAGAAATGCTTATTGCGTTTGTGATGCCTAAACTTGTTGTGCCTATATTTACAAAGTCATCAACACCATCTAATGCTATGCTTTTTGTATTTGAAAATGGAGGAGTACCTCCTGTTCCTGTTATGTTAGTTTCTCCGCTTGGAGATAACGTTTGACTTTTACCCCAATTTATCGTATTGTCTGTTGCGCCTTGACCGTAGTCAATGGTATTATTTATTGCTGCTTGTCCGAAACCTATTGTATTTGCCATTTTCTTATGTTGTTATTTCACCGAATAAATACCACGTATTCGTATCTGTTTTTAATAGTGTTGCTTGTGAATACTGCGCTGATAAACTATCTTTTGCGCCTTCGCTTTTTAATGTTACACCACTTACAGGTACTATTTGAACGCTTCCGCTATCGTTTTGTATTAGTTCAATTCGTGTTCCTATATCAAAAGCTACAGAAGTGTTGTTAGGTATTCTTGCGATTACGCTTGTAGCATCTGCCAAAAACACGGTCTTATTCGCATCTACTAAACTAAAGTTATAAGTGCTATTAGTTGTAAATATTAAGCTACTGTTTTTTAATTCTGCGCCTGTTATCTTTTTAGAAACATAACCGCCTGCGCCATCATCTTCAGCTATTGCAAATTCGTCTGTACTTGCTAAATTACTTGCCTTTGCCGTTAATTGGCTTATCCGTATTTCTGCCATAGTATTTTTTTAAATATAGTTCTAAACGTTTAACGTTTTTTGCTTTTGGTTTGTACTTCATAAAACCCAACCTGTAAAATTATTGTAAGTATTTGGGTACATATCACTTCCGCTATTTGCATTGTATTCTGGAAACAATGTACTGTTTTGACAAATGTAGTCTATAAACCTTTCTTTGTAATGGTCGTAAGTCTTTCTTTCACGTTCTATTAAAAAGTCTATTTCGTCTTTGCTTACCGTTTCGCTATTTTCTGCACCGTGTTTATATACGCCTTTGTTGCCTATTGTAATAGCCGCAAAAGGCAAATACTCTAACATACTTGCGTGTATCAAGCAAGGCTTAATATAAGTCGTTAGAAGGCTTAAATATGGGTCTGCTAAAGTTCCAGCAATTATGTCTGCTTGTATCTTTTCAAGTAGTCTTGTTCCTAACATACCTTGTATGTGTATGTCTTGTGCTATAGAAACGTACTGAATAAACTTGTCTACGTCTACATTACCGTTTACAGAAGTAAACTTTACTACGTCGTTTCGTGAAATTAAAAGTGCTTTTGCCATTCTTATTGTCTTTTGTTACTTGGTAAAAAACCTCTATTCTTCATATCTATTGGTCTTTCAGAAACTAATTTAGGATTCTTTATTACATATCCGTATTTAGCTGCTTTTGCACCAGCAATTTGTCTTGCCTTTGGGCTTTTTACGTCTATTCCTGTGCCTTCAAAAGCTACATAGATTTGTTTGTTCCAACGGTGGTGACAGTTTCCGCCACCTTTATATAGCCATATCGAATAAGTATCTGTGCCACGTGGTCCCCAACCTGGATTGACTGCTACGTTTTGCATTCTTATAATATCTTCTTTTCTATATATCTTATTCTTTTCTGTCATAAGTTCGCAAAATGGTCTTACTTGACCTGTTTTGCCACCATTCATACCACCAGCATAAACATAACGTGTAATAAACTTAATGCCGTCTATTACTTCGTCTTGTGCGCTTTTTGCGTTTGGATTTGCAGTACCTGTAGAAACAAGGTTTATAAGTTTGTCTTTTAGGCTTAATTTAACTTCTGAAGATAATAGTTCGTTTTCTGCTTCGTCATTGTCATAGTCTACTTCAAATTCGTCAAGTAAAAGCCAATCTTTGTGTGGTTCTTCGCCCAAGTCTATAAAGTCTTGTAAGTCCTTGTTTACTTCGCTTAATTCTACGCCTGTTTCTTCTTCAAGTTCTTCTGTTCCTACTTGAACACCGATTTCTACAAACTCAAGTGGTTTAAGTGTCTTAAAATACAAGTTTAAAGCTATTCCGTTGTAAGCAAGTATTTCGTCAAATGCATCTGTTAGAAGTTCTTGCATTGGCTTAATTACCATATTGTTGAATAGTGCAAAACTGTCTTTTAGTTCGTCTGAATTACTACTAAAGCCATTGCTTGAAGCAATACCAAATAATAAAGGCGAAGTAACGTTATGCGCTAACATTATTTTTCTTAAACATTCTTCGCTTAAAGTTGAATACAAGTCTGGCGCATCGTTTACAGGCATTGCGTCGACGGTAGTCTTACTTTCTGCGTTATTGTTAAAAGCAACTATTAGCTTTTCACCGTAAGTACCTGTAAGTTGGTTAAGCACTTTGTTCTTTATAAGGTGTTGTTGTTCTTCGCTTGGTATTCCGTTGTTGAAGTTTACTACCGTACGACCACTAAAGCCGTTGTTTACTTCGTTGATTAAGTAGCAGCTTATGTCTTCTTCTAAAGCACAATAAGGTAAGCCTCCTGTATAGTCTACAAGTGCGAAATATTTCATTCCTACACTATAAGGCTTTACCATATATATTTCAAGTCCGTCTTTTGAACAACCAAAAGCACTAATTCTTTTTGGTGGGTATTTCTTTACGTCTGACCAATCGTCTGAATAATAGTAAGCTTCTATTTTGCCTTCTTCGTTACACTTTTCTGGTCTTAATAATTGAACAGGTATATGGTGCGTGTTTACAATCTTCTTACGGTCTTTAGAGTAAATAACTTGCATTGCACATTGTCCAAGTAGTTTTAAGTCTGTTACAAGTTGTCTAACGTCTTGCTTCTTAAACAACGACATCATTACTGCGTAGTCATTTGGCTTTACTTGTGCGTCTGTAGCGTTTAAGCCTTTACCGTATACTAACCTTGTAATGTTGTTTATAATAGCATTGTTCGTTGTGCTATTAGTATACATATTGATAAGGTGATTATAATAATCGTTGGATTCACCGTATTCTACCCAATCGTTGCGCTTACTTTCTGTTATTACAGGTGCTTCGTATGTGCTTAATTCTAATAAGTGTATGTTATTACTCATAAATTATAAATTCGTTATTTGAAACGTTAGACGTATATTGACCGTCATTGACTGAATAGTTGACTACTGGCGTTTGGTTCGTGCAGAATATTCTGTCTTTATGTACTGTTGTAGTTCCGTTTTTTAGTGTAAGCTTATAAAAGTTGTTTTCAATTAAGCTAAAGTCACCGTTTACAAAGGTAGCGTTTATTGTATCGTAGTAGTCGCCATTTGTAAAACTTGTAATTGTAATAGTTACTTCTTCGCCTGTTGCTTCGTTCTGAACAAGTAACGTATCGTAAGTTTGGCTTCTTGGAATGAAGCTAAAACTTTGCTGTGTTGCTATTGCTTGAAGTATTACCATACTATAATAACTTAAAAAGTGTAAATCTGTTTTATATTGCAAAGAAAAAGCACCCCGAAAGGTGCTTAATCTACATTATGAAAGGAAGGAAACTTAAGAAGTTACAATAACTGCATCGTCAGTACCATTATTAAATACTGCTTTTAATGTTGCTTCGTCTGTGCAATCAATAAAGTTTGCTGGAAGTTCTTCTTCTGCCGTGAACGTTAAAGAGTAACCGTTGAAGTCACCTAACGCCGCACCGCTTGAAATTTCACCAGCAGAAACGTCTGCACCTTGGTCTAATCCCATTAGAAAAAATTGGTCTGTCATTGTTCTAACTACAATTCTTGGTCTTCCGTATGCAAGAAGCTTTACGTTTTTAGTAGTTACTACATCTTGTCTTTTAAGTGCAGCTACTAAAGTTTGTGTAAAAAAAGTAGTACCGTTATCACGTGAAGAATTAATTGCAGTTGTAAAAGAATTTTGTGTAGACTTCAATTCAAACTTATATAAGTTCATTGCCGTAGCCGTATCAATAGGTACCCAAGTATCTATTTCGTCTTCTTCTCCTGTTCCTGTTGAATAAACAACAGAATCTGAATTTAATTTGTCGTAGTTGATTATGTAAATTGCCTTTAAGCCAGAAACTGAATCCTTACATTGTTCTATACGACCATTGCTAATATCACAAGCCATTTTATTTTAGTTTTATGAACAAAAAAAGGAGAAGGCGCTTTACCTCCTCCTTTAATATAGTTCTGGTTTATATTATGCTCCGTAGTAAATTACGTCTGAAGCAACTCCGATTTGCGCACCAGCAGCCATTCGCATAACTACGCGCACATTGTCACTGCCGTCATAAGCGCTGACATCTATAACTCTTGCTTCTTGCGTGTCTGA